AGCAGTGCAGCGATTGGCCTGTCCAAGCTCGCCACCGGTGCATTGCCATCTGGTGTCACCGTGGCGTCTGCAAACATCGTGGACGGTACGATTGTTGATGCTGACATCAGCAGCAGTGCAGCGATTGGCCTGTCCAAGCTCGCCACCGGTGCATTGCCATCTGGTGTCACCGTGGCGTCTGCAAACATCGTGGACGGTACGATTGTTGATGCTGACATCAGCAGCAGTGCAGCGATTGATTCGAGTAAACTTGGCTTTTCCCAAGCCGGCGGCAGTGCAGTTGCGCAGACTGTGCAGGCCAAGCTGCGTGACCTTGTATCTGTCAAGGACTTTGGTGCTGGCACTACAGCTAACGACGCGCCAGCGTTTGCCGCAGCATCCAATGTAAGCGGCAATCCTGCAGTTTTCGTCCCCGCCGGAACATACCAGTTTGCATCAACTCCTTCGCTGGCGGAGGATAGTGTTTTTATTTTCGACAATGGAGCGAGCTTCACGGGCACATGGCCCACGTCGGCCAAAAGGATTCACCTGGGCGACGCAAACTCGTGGGTCTCAACAATTGCGGGCGGGATCTACACCTATCTTGATTTCAACCCGGTTCTGAATATCCGGCCGTCGATTACATCGGTTGGTATTTCCTGCGCACAACAAACGTCAGAGATCACATACGGTTTTGGCACCGGCAGCGGGGCATTGTCGTTTTCCAGCTTCATCCACAACAACAACCCAACAGCTGACACCACCGCCTGGCCCTTCTATTCCACAGTGCTGCACGATACCCCGCTGGGGATTTCGCACTGCATGGAGGTGGACATCTTCAACAGAAGCGCCGTAGTTGAAGTGACACCCCACCGCATTGCGAAGGCGGGGATGACAAATGGCCTGTGGATTGGGGCAGGCGGCGAGTACACCCAGCAGCCAACGGTCCAACCCGAAGCCGGTATCGCGTCGGTAGCCATCGCTATTGTCAGGAACGATTCGCGCCCCGTCAAGGCCGCCTGTTGGGACAAGGGGATCCTGTTCCACAGCACTGCAATACGAGGTGTTGACGGCTTTGAGGGCACCGGCGGAAACGGTTGCGCGATTGGCTTTGCGAATCGCCATTTTATGAAATGGTTTCGCAATACCGATGATGCGGTTATTGGTGAGATTGGCTCTACATCAAATGGCGTTCAGCCTACGCGGGTCACATTTACCGACCTCGGGTTTCTAATTTCGTCGATTACCAACAACAACATAGCGCTTCAAGTTGAGAACCCCGCCACTGCCACAACCGGCATTCAGATCGCCCCCAACGCCAATGCCGGATCCGCTCCGCTGATCTTGGCGCGAGGTAATGCGGCCAACATTGATCTGATGCTCTCTGGCAAGGGCACCGGAGGCCTCGGCTTCAACGGCGGCACCAGGCTGAAATGGATCAACCCAGGCGACGGCCAGCTGCTGGCGGATATCATCCATTCCGGCGTGGGCAGTATGCGGCCCCAGCTCAACCTGTCAAATGGCTTCGGTTTTCTGGCTAGCTCGGCAGTTAATGGCAACGTTTCCCTGCAAGTCGAAATACCCTCTGACGCTACGACGGGGGTTCAGATCATCCCCAACGCCAATGGCGGCCCCTCACCACTGATTCAAGCTAGAGGGAACGCCACAGACATTGACCTGTTTCTTGCTGCCAAGGGAACTGGGGTTATCGGCTTTGGCGATGGCGCTTACATGAGGTGGCACAAGGCGTCAGACAACAGCGCTCTGGCAGAAATCGGCCAGACATCCACAGGCGCCATGAGGACCAGGCTGTCATTCACCGACTTGGGACTGCTTGTCAACTCGCTCGTCAACAACAACACAGCCTTCCAGGTCGAAAACCCTTCTACCGCAACAACCGGAGTTCAGATCGCGCCGAACGCCAACGGCGGCGTGACACCTCTCATTCTTGCCAGGGGAGACAACGCCGATGTTGACCTATGGCTTGCGCCAAAAGGGACTGGGCATCTTAGATTTGGTATTGTTACGGCGACTCCGGTAACCAATAACGGATACATCACGATCCGAGACAACGCCGGCAACCTTGTAAAACTCATGACCGCTGCTTAATTATGGATCCAACAAAAGAACTTTCTGCAATCATTGGCGATCTTGGTGTCCAGGTCGCATACCTGCAAGCGCAAGTGCGGATTCTGACGGAAGAAAATGCAGCGCTGAAACAGGCTGCGAGCGCCACGACTCCTGCCCACGGAATCGGTAGGCCCAGCTCTGCAGACTGAGGCAGCAACCGCAGCATCCGTGGGTCCAGAGTTCGTCGTTGCCGCCCTTGGCTTGTGCGGCGCAGGTGTCACAGCCCTCTGGAAGATCGCCAATGGGCTAGGCAGATTTGAGGCCCGCACCACCACCATCCTTGGGGGGATTCAGGAAATGCTCAGGGACCACGAAGAGCGGCTGAGGGACGTGGAGCGCCGGGCGGAGGGCGGCCGATGAAACCCGATGTGACCCGCCAAGCCCCCGCATGGTTAGGAGGCGTGACAGCCGGACTGGCGATCGCTGGCGGCGTTGGCTACATCATTGATTGCCGCGTGTCTGGCAAGGATCTGGACAGCTGCTGGATGACCGGCCACAGCATGATTACCCGCGCCTCTGACCTAGCACTTGGTGGCGCCGTTGGCGGAGTTGTGGGGTACTGGACCAAAAACCCGGCACTACACCGCAAAGAGAACGGCGCCTCTCACTCCCCCCGCCGCCGCCCTGGCGACCCTGACGCATGACTGACCTCCACCCGACCGCTGATCTGCTGCTGGGCTTGCTGGCCTGGCTGGCCACCACTGCCCTGGTGGAGCTGGTGATCAAACCGGCCATGTTCCGGCTGTATCACCGCGCTGACAAGGCTACCGGCGACCGCCTGCCCGATCTGAAATGATCACTATCAAGGGCGACCGGTTCCTGATCAACGGCAAGGCCCGGCGGCTGGCCGGCAACCACACATGGGACGTGGTGCAGGAGATCAACGGGAACCGCACGCCGATCGACAAGCTGACCGGAAACTTCACCCGGTTGTGGACGGTGGAGACAAAGGCGTTCGTCAACAATCGCCCGCCGTTCGTTGGCGCCGACCCTGGCCTGATCCGCGTCAAGGGTGGGCCGTGGCGCAAGGATCTGAGCCTCAATGGCCGGTTCTACCGGCGCATGGAGCAGTCCGTTGCGCAGGCCGACCGGCGGGACATCCTGACCGACGTAGTGCTGTTTGAGGGCAGCCTGCCAGATCTGTTCCCCCGTGCCTGGGAGTTCCACCCGTTCAACGGCGGGGGCCCCAAGACCCACCACGACGTACACACGAAGGGGCCCTGGAACCGCTACCAGCTGGCGCACATCCGCCGGATGGTGAAGACGCTGAAGCCCTACAACAACGTGATCTATGAGGTCGGCAACGAGCTGACCAAGCCTTCCACCGTCTGGTTCCAGAGCTGGGTGGTGAAACAGGTGCAGAAGCTCACCGACAAGCCCGTGGGCGTTTCCTATGCCCGTGGCGTGCACCCCTCCGGCGGCCAGCAGTGGATGCGCCGCACCGGAGCCGATTGGCTCGCCCCTGGCGGGCCTGCCCCGGTCGCCGGGTTCAAGGGGCCGCAGGTGCTCGACACGGACCACTCCTGGGCGCTCAGGTCGAACGTGCCAGGCCTGCAGACTGCAGCTAGGGCCGGCCGCCCCATCTGGCTGATGGACGGGTTCCGGGGCTCAATGCTGCGGAACATCGACAACCTCGCACCTGACCGCGCTTTCATTTCCTCTCTGCTATGACCTACGCCACCTTCCGCGCAGCTGCTGAGCACGTCGCCCGCGCCGGCACCATCACCCCTCACCAGCTGGCCGCATGGGAGGCCGCATGGGAGGCCGCCAGCGATGAGCAGCGCCGGGAGTTCACCGAGTTGTGGCGGGCGCAGGGCAGCCCTGCAGCGCCAGTGCCGGCGGCTGAGCTGGTGACGATGGCCCAGGCCACGGCGGTGTTCACCAGATCGCCCAGCGCGTCGCAGCTGGCGGATCTCAACTCCTGCCTGCGGAGATTCGCGATCAACACCCCGGCGAGGATCCGGCACTTCCTGGCCCAGGTCGGTCACGAATCCGGCGGCCTGCGGTGGATGCTGGAGCTCGCCAGCGGCGACGCCTACGAAGGCCGGCAGGACCTGGGGAACACCCGCACCGGTGACGGTCGCCGGTTTAAGGGCTCCGGGGCGATTCAGCTCACGGGCCGCTACAACTACCAGCGCTTCGCCGACTACATCAAAGACCCCGACGTGATGGACGGGGCGGCCTATGTGTCGGCCAGGTATCCGTTTACCAGCGCCGGATTCTGGTGGCACCTGAACGCGATCAATGCGTTCGTGGATCAGGGCGCCAGCTGCCGGCAGGTCTCGGCGAAGGTGAACGGCAGGGATCCGGCCAACGGCCTAGCGGATCGGGAGGCCTACTTCGCTCGGGCAGTGGCGGCGATTCCGCAGGCGGGGGCGGCGGCGGTGGAGCTGCAGCAGCAGACCGGCTACGGCAACCCGCTGCAGGTGCCCTGGTATTCGCAGATGGACAGCGCCGACCGGGCCCAGGCGGCTCGAATGTGTTTCAGCTCCAGCTGCGCCATGCTGCTGCAGTACCTCAAGCCTGGGACCCTCGCCGGCCCGAACAGCGACGATCAGTATCTGAAGCGGGTCCAGCAGTACGGCGACACGACCGACCCGACCGCGCAGATTCGGGCGCTGTCGAGCTTTGGGATCCGGGCGAAGTTCACCAAGGTGGCCGGGTTCGCCGATCTGGAGCAGCAGCTCAACTGCGGCGTGCCCGTGCCGGTCGGGTTCCTGCACCGCGGCCCAGTATCGGCACCCTCCGGCGGTGGCCACTGGCTGATCGTGGTGGGCTACGACCGAGACCATCTGATCGTTCACGATCCCTTCGGTGAAGCCGATCTAGTAAACGGCACCACCCTGGGCGGCGTGGCCCGGTTTGCCAGATACAGCCGGCGAAACTTCGGCCCGCGGTGGATGGTGGAAGGTGCGAATACGGGATGGGCAGTCATTGCTGAGCGCTGATGCCCTTCGATCACCAGATCGACCAGACCGAACTCCAGCCCAAGAAAGCCACCAAAGCCCGATTCAGGCGGCGAATCTTCGCCGAGTGGAACCACCAGTGCGCCTACTGCACCGACCCAGCCGACACCCTTGACCACGTGCTGCCGCGCTCCCGTGGCGGCCTGACGGTGGCTGAGAACCTGGTGCCAGCATGCCGCCGGTGCAACGGGGCGAAGTCTTCGACGGACTGGCGGGAGTGGTTCAGGGCCCAGGCCTGGCACTGCATCGAGCGGGAGGGCAGGATTGATGGCTGGCTAGGGGGTGGTCTGCACACTGAAGGCATAGCCCAGGATCCCCCGTCGTGATAGCTATCTGAAGCGATGACGACTGAACGCCCTTATCAGTGTCGCCGGTCAAAGGTTTGCAGGGCCTGGATTCCTGAATCGTCCGTTGAGTGGGTTGAACAGTCAGGCCAGCGGCGCCCTTTATGCAAGCCGGGGTGCTGCCCAAACGGCAAGCGCAGCGATACAGCTGATGATGTGCTGGCACTACAGCTAGAGGCGCGTCGGCTGCGGGCAGAGACACGGGACGCCAAGGCCAGCGCAGAGCGTGCTCTAGCCAAGCTGGAGGCGGTGCAGGATGCGCTGACGGTGGCGCTTGAGATCAAGGACATTTTTGATCAGGGCGTCATCACCCCGCCAGAGGATCCGCAGAAAGATGAGGCGGTGCCGATTCTGCTGCTGTCTGATCTGCACTGCGGGCAGATCGTCAAACCGTCATCCGTCAACGGGCTCAATGAGTTCAACCCCGAGATCTTTGACGACCGGCTAGATGCCGTGTTCCGCAATGCGCTGAAAGTGATCAACGGACAACGGAGCACGGCAACAATTCGGGAGGCAGTGATCTGGCTGGGCGGCGATCTGATCGAAGGCGAGCTGCACGGCGACGCGGTGCAGAATCAGACGCTCACCACAACGCAACAGATCGTCAGGTGTGAGCGGGCGATCGTGCGAGGCCTGGATTACCTGCTGCAGCATTCCGACCTGGAGAGGATCCTGATCCCCTGTAACGTGGGCAACCACGGCCGGAACACGAAGAAGCAGCAGAGCAACGCCACCGAGAACAGCTATGAGCATCTGGCGTACTGCTCAATGCGCCGGCACTACCGGGATGAGCCGCGGCTGGAGTGGTTCATCGCTGATGCTGACTGCCTCTATCTGGACGTGTACGGCAAGCGCCTGCGATTCTTCCATGGCGATTCGGTGAAATACAACGGCGGTGCGGCGGGGCCATTGTGGAACGTCGACAAGCACGCCAAGAACCTGGACCAGTCGGTGCCGGCCGATCACACCTTCCACGGCCACTTCCACACGCTGGGATTCGGGTCCAGGGCCACCAGCAACGGCAGCCTGCCGGGGTGTGCGCCGTACGGACTGCAGAGCGGCTACCGAATCGAGCGGCCACAGCAGGGGATGCGATTCCTGCACAGCCACAAGGGATTTGCCGGCTCGTTCCCGATCTTCACCGAGTGACCGCCTAAGGCGTCGGGATCCCGCGAGAGGCGCACATCATCTCCAGCATCGCCACCGCCCGCTGGCCGCAGTAGCAGCGCACCTCAGTGCCCAGGCCAACCACAACCCAGCAGGCGCCGCCACGGGCGTCACGCTCCACGGTGATGTAGGGCGGGGGTTCGCACTGCTCAGACTGAGCCAACTGCTGCGCGGACATGCTGGACCTGAATCTCACCCTCAGCCTGTCGAGCTGTTTTGAGATGGAGCGCGACCGCCGCGCCGCCGCGCACATGAGCCGGGACCAGCTGGCGGAGCGCTGCGATGAGCTGATCCAGGCCTGGTACCAGCAGCAGCACCTGATCATTGAGCTGCAGCGCAAGGCGGCCAACCTGCAGGTGGAGCTGGCGCTAAAGGGGGCGCCGCCGCTGGGTGGGCCGAAGGATGAGCACCACCAGTGGGCGCGGGAGCTGGGGAAGCGGCTGCCGTAGCGGTGACGTGTCGGCGGATCAGCTGTTTCGCTGACGGGTTTGGTGGACGTGTTAAGAGGGTTGGGGTGGTGAGTGGGTGACGGATTGTGAACTGACCCGGTGCTGGGTTGCCAGGTGGTGCCCCACGGGTTACAGTGAGGGGACCGAGCCGGGAACGGTTCACCACTCGCCAGCCATGACCGCCACGCTCCCCACCGTCACGATCGACAACATCACCTACCAGATCATCAAGGAAAAAGACTTCACCGTCACACCCGACATGGTGGGCTGGTGTCAAACACCTGTTACGCGGCAGAACCTGACCCTTAAGCGGCCTCGCGGCAAGCGCTTCTATCACGCTGTCCGCTATGAGTCGGGCCGGTACAGCTCAGCCATCTAACCCACCCCACGGCCCGCCGGAGCCTATCCGGCGCCTATCCACTCGCTATCACTGCCATGCCCATGCCCACCCGCGCCGAGCTCCGCGCATCGTTTGCTTATGCGATAGAGCGTGCCGGCTATGGCCTGGTCCTGCCATCGCATGCCCTCGCCATCCGCGCCGCCGTGGAGGTGGTGCTGGGCGATCCGTCCCGTGACGCCACCCGCCCCACCACAGCCCGCCACCGCGCCCAGCTCCTGGCGCTGGCCGATGCGATCGAAGGCTGCGATTGATGCCCCTAACCCCCGCCGACAAAACCGCCCGCCATCGCCTCCGCCTGGCGGGCGACATCCCCGCCCTGCCCACCTGCCCCCAGTGCGGCCGCACCGTGATCAGCACCCGCACCGCGCCCCTGTGCTCCCGGTGCTGGAAACGATCGCCAGCCGGGCGGGAATGGAACCGAGAGAGGGTGGCGAGGCAGCGAAAACGTGACGATCTGTAAACCGTCCGCCCTGGTGGTCGCCAGGGTGTGCCCCACGGGTTACAATTCAGAGCACAGGGGGAGACCCCACTCGGCAGCCCAGAGGCTGCGCTGAACATGACCACCGTCACCTCGGTGCCCACCGTCTGCGGCGAAGACGCCATCCATCTCGGCGACGAGGTGTGGGTCAACAACCTGGCCCCCATGGCTGGCCGCTTCGGGCTTGTTGACTGCATGCCCGGGGTGGTGGTCGGGTTCCTGCGTGACGGGAAGGACTGGCTGGTGTCGGTCAAGCAAAAGGGCACCCTGGCCCTGCCCATCACCGGAGAGGCGTGGATCCATCACGCCGATGTCAAGCAGATCACCCTCCGGTGATCCACCCCGCCCGGCCCCAGCGCCGGGCAATCGTTTATCCACCCAACGCCAACATTAAAGCAAATGACAAAGTTCTTTCTGTTTTACGATTACGACTATTACGAAAATGGCGGAGTCGGGTTTAAGGAGTTTGATAGCAAGCAAGAGGCACTGCAGTTCATCAACGATGTGCTGAAGGTCACTAAAGATGATGTGCCGCTTAGTGCTTGGCAACTGATCGAAGGCCGAGAGCTAAGCCTGCGAACGGTTGAGCGCATCACTGAAATCACGGCCTGATCTGCCAGCAATCCCTACGCTGACCCCAGCAACACCCGGCCTCAGCGCCGGGCTTTTCTGTAGTCTGACCCCAGCAACACCTCTGCGCCCGCCGGGCCGGCCCAGAGCGGGAGTCACTCTTTTCTGACGACGATGACCAAGTTCCGCCAGTGCGCGTGTGGCGTCATCCCAGATCGACTGGGAATCGCCGAAGGCGACTGCAGTAAGTGGGCATGGGCCACCTGCGGATCCTGCGGAGAGTGGTCGATTGAGTTCCGCACTCAGTACAGCCAGGATCCCGACGAGCTCAACAGGCTGGCGGCAGAGGCCTGGAACGGCGCTGCACGCGGCTGATCATCACCCAGTCCGAGCCAACGGACAGGACGGCTCCGCTACTGCGGGGCGATGCAGGTTCAAATCCTGCCTGGGTGCTCACCAACCCCCCCCAGCAGCAGCGACCCGCAGCCGATCGCCGAGACAGACCCAGTTCCGAGGGAATCCCCCAACCCTGCGCAGCGCCGGGGACGTGGGCTTCACCCTTTCAACCGGCACCAGCACCAGCTGATCAGGCCGCTCGCGGCGCCGCCTGCTCCGATCCCTCGGCTCCACCGTCCCCCGTTCCACCGCCACCAGCACCAGCTGCACCGACTGCGACGCCAGTGCCGCCTGCAGCCGCTCCAGTCGCACCTCCAGCGCCCGTGTCGAAAGCCCCTCCTGCTGGGCCAGCTCAGGCCGCGGCACCTCCACCCCGTCAAGGCCCCAGGCCAGGGACAACAACCTGCGATCCTGCGGCGCCAACCTGGCGATCAGCCCCCGCAGCTGCTCCGCCTGCCGCCACCGTTCGCGCTGCTCTTCCTCATCCTCTGGCGTGCGGTCGTAGGTGGCGCACAGGCTGCCCAGCTCTAGCCCGTCGTCCGTCACCACCTGGTCGAGGCTGGCGACCGATCGGCCGTTCTCAACCACCTGCTCCAGCACCTTCACGCTGACGCCCAGCTCTGCGGCGATTTCCGCCTGCGTTGGCGTGCGGTTCAGCTCCAGCTCAAGCCGCCGGGTGATCGCCTGCAGCTTCGCTAGATGCTGGCAGTGGCTGCCGGGGATGGCGATCGCCCTGCTGTACTGGTCAATGTGCCGGTTCACCCCCTGGCGAATCCACCACCAGGCGTACGTGGAGAACCGATAGCCCTTGGCCGGATCGAACCGCTCTGCTGCCGTCAGCAAAGCCATGTTCCCCGCCTGGATCAGATCCTCGCGATCCTGCCCGGCGAACAGGCGAGAGCGGCGACTGATGAACGCCACCACCAGCCGCAGATTCGCTGAGACGAAGCGATCCCGCGCTCGCATGCCCCGGCGCCTGATCCCTGGCGGGCACGGGTCGGGATGGGTCTGCCACCGCTGGATGGCCGTGCCCAGCTCGATCTCTTCGGCTGGCGTGAGCAAAGGTATGCGCCCGATGCTGTCAAGCCACCAGGACTGGTTGGAGCTGGCTGGCACCGGGTCGAGTGTGACGATTTGCCCCCATCATAGGGTGCGAAAGGGGTTCCGATCCGGTATGGTGTGGGGGCGTTCACCACTCGCTACGCCATGGACGATTTCAAAACTCCACTCGCAATACTGGCCGTCACAGTTCAAATCTGCTTTGCATTGGTCGTACTGGGAACGATCATCGCGGCTCCCTTTGCCTTCCTTCGAGCCAGCCAGGAAGCCGCCGCCTTCAACCGCTTCACCACCGGTCCCAGGGCCACCACCTGGGACGCCATCTGGGTCGAGCTGCGCGTGGAGGCTGACCGATGAGCAACGCCAACAAATGGATCACAGACCGTCTGCCGACAGAGGCGGATGGGGATATGGATGGGGATGTGCGGATGGTTCCAGCCCCGCACGCGGACCCTGATGATTACCTGCTAGTCCACTGGAGCTACGTGGGCGATGCCGCTCCATGGCAGCGCACTGACTGCTGGAAGCCACCCACCGAGCCCACCCCCACCGAGTCCGACCGCATCGCCGCGCTGGAGCGGCGGGTGGCGGGGCTGGAGGCGTTCAAGAAGGCGCTAATGCAGCCATCCGTCAGCTACTCCCTGGGGAATTGACCGATGACCGCCACCCTTTACGCCCTAACCGGCGACGCTCTCAGGCTCCAAAACCAGATCGACGAGGCCGCCGCCGATCTGTTCTCTGATGACCCCGCCGTGGTGGCCGCGGCCACCGCCACCCTGGAAGGCCTGATCAGCGCCGAGTCCGACAACAAACAGGCCATCCTCGCCAAGGCCGACGCCTGGTGCTGGGTGATTGACAGCCTCAGGGCCCGCTGTGACGCTCGCAAAGCCAGGGCCGATGCGCTGCGGGAGCTGGCCGCTGCTGATGAGCAGCAGTCTGATGCGCTGCAGGATCGGCTAATTCAGGCGCTGCAGAAGGTTGACCCCGAGGCCACGAAATACGACCTGCCGGAGCACAAGATCACCAGCCGGAAGGTCACCGCTGTGGACCTCGCCGCCGAAGTGGCCGACCTGCCGGAGCAGTTCCAGCGGGTCAAGACCACCTACAGCGCCGATAAGACGGCCATCGCTGCAGCCCTGAAGCAGGGCCAGCCGATCTACGGCTGCACCCTGGTCGAGCGCCGCAGCTGGAAGATCGCCTAACACCCATGCAAACCCTCAACCCCACCCCCCTCCCCTGTGACGGCGCCCTGTCGGACCTGATCCTTCAGGCCGCCCGCCAGGCGCTGCCGGCCAACCCGCAGCAGCTGATTCGCCTCCCCGACTGCGGCGAGCGCAACCGCCCCCTCATGCCCCTGCTGGTGGGGCTGATCGATGCGGCGAAGGTCACGGCCAGCGCGGTCAACGACAACGCCTGGGATGCTGGCCCGGCGCTGCCCACGGGCATGGCAGACAGCCTGCTCGCTGAGCTGGAGATTGTCCGCCAGCTCATCGCCTCTGCCTGTCAAGCCTTTTGATCCATGTCCACACTCACCGGAATCACCCACAAAATCACTTACCGGAGACTCACTGATGACACGATCCACAAGCTCGAATGGACCTGCCCCAAGGGGTGGAGTCGTACTGCCGTTCGAGAGGCCTTCTACGCTCAGTTCCCTGCTGCCGAAATCATCGAAATCACGGAGGCCCCATGCTCGCTCTGATCGTCAACTGGCTGCGCAGCTGCGCAACGACCAACACCGCCGCGCTGCAGCTGCTGCCCAGGCCGCTGCCGGTCGCCGAGCCGTGATTGCCGCCGCGCTGGCCCTGCTCGGCATGGTGGCCGGCGCCGTGGTGCTGGCTCAGGAGGTGGGGATTCAGCAGGTGGAGGTGCGCCGTGGCTGATCATCCTGTGAAGGCGCCGCGGGAGTTGGTCGAGAAGGTTTCACTGGAGGCGATGACCGCGATTCCAGATGACGAAGGGGCTGTTGAAATTGACGAAGCTCGCGACGAGTACATCGCCCAGTTCTTTGCCCAGTGGGGCGCAGATCAGGAGCTGGAGGCGTGCTGTGAGTGGCTCAGATCAAAAGACATTCTTGAGCCCGCCATTGATGCCCTTCGCGCCACCCGCCGCCCATCTCATAAGCCGCCCGACACGGTCGAAATCGACGGGTTTACATATAGGCTCGTTAAATGATTATCGCAAAAGAAAAACTCAGTCTATGGCGGGAGCGTTTTCAAGTTGATCCGTCTCAGCCATCAGGGTTGTCATGGCGTCAACTAGTGCCGTACCAAAACCATCAAAAAATGGCAGGTCATTTAGTCGATGGCTATTACAGGGTTAAGACAAAGGGCAAGACTTACGCTTGTTCTCATATTGTCTTGGCGCTTTCTGGCATCATGCCTGAGTCGCACCATAAAGAAGTTGATCACATGGACTGCAATCCACTCAACAACCACGTTAGCAACTTGCGATGGTGCTGTCGATCCACTAACGAGCAAAACAAACGCAAACGCGGTAAATCTGGCTGGCGTTACGTGCGAGCAACTCCAGAAGGCCGCTGGTACGCCAGCTATCAAGTGATCGGGCAAGGCAGGAAGCAGTATGTAGGCACCTACGACACTCCCTACCAAGCCCATTTATCGGCCGTTATTCATCGACTGCATCACCATTGGAACCCATGATTATCCGCGCCGCCCTCACCCGTCTCGCCGAACTGGAGGCCCAGCAATGACCTTCCTCCCCGACGACGACCCCTGCCTGTCCGCTGGCGAGGGCATCACCCGGACCAGCGAGCCGGGCGCCAGGTTCTGGCCGGTGCAGATCCACTGGCCCGGCTGCCGGCCGATGCGCTGCACCATCCGCGCCACCTGCAAACAGCAGGCCTACCAGTTCGCTGAGCGCCGGCATCCTGATGCCAGCTCGATTAAAATTCTCTCTCGGAAATCCACGCCATGGCTCTAACCGCAACCCGCACCGCCAACCCCTGGCGATTCAGCCCAGGGGATCACGTCTACATCGCCGGTCGCCCTCAGGAACCGGCGATCCTCACCGGCAAGGTCCGGCGTAGCCGCGCCAACTGGCCTCACTACTTCGTAGTGGATGCCGATGGCCACGAATGGCTTGTGCCGCAGATTCACCTTTCATCCTCACCGATTCAGGCATGATTATTTCTGACTGGCAAATCGCCGAGCGTTGCAGGGCCGGCATGGTTGCGGGATGGGACCCGGCGCTGGTTAATCCGGCGTCGCTCGATGTGCGGCTAGGGGATACCCTGCTGATCGAATCGGCGCAGTCGCCGGAGCTGGTGCCGTACCCGCTGCACCGGCACAGCCAGGATGATCCCTATGAGTTGCGGCCGGGGCAGTTTGTCTTGGCGCAGACGGTGGAAGTGTTCAACCTGCCGGATGACATCGCCGCGCAGTTCATGTTGAAGTCAAGCCGGGCCCGCGAGGGACTGGAGCACCTTATGGCGGGATACTGTGACCCCGGCTGGCATGGATCTGTACTCACCCTGGAGCTGCACAACTCCCGCCAGCTGTGGCCCGTGTGGTTGTGGCCGGGAATGAAGATCGGGCAGATCGTGTTCCATCTGATGGCTGAGCGGCCGATCAACAGCTACGCCGTGACTGGCCGCTACAACGGCGACACCACTGTTCACGCCAGCAAGGGCTGATGCTCCCCTGCCAGTGGTGCAATGGGACCACCCGCGTAATTAACACCGAGCTGCACTCTGAAGGCCAGCGCCGCTGGCTGCGGTGCCAAGACTGCGGCCAGCTCACCCGATCAATCGAAACCTATGAAAGCGGCCGCCGGATTCCGGGGCCGCTTCCTGGTGTCAGGCGCCGGCGGCCGGCCCGACAAGGGGCCAGCAACGGGCGATCGGTGCTCACCGATGCCGACATTCGCCGGCTCAGGGAGCAGGCCGCAGCAGGGACGCCCAGAGCCGTGCTGGCTAAGCGGTATGGGGTGACGCCCAACCACGTCACTCGGATCGTGCGGCGGCGGGCCTGGCGGCACGTAGCCTGAGCCATGGAGCACCTCTTCACTACCGAACTGGTCATCCGCGACGGGATCCCCGTTTGGCTGATCCAAGGGTGGGGAGTCGAGACCGTTAGTGCCAGCCGTCACGCGGCGCTGCGGGCGTTTCGCTGGAAATGCCAACGCCGCGGACTGCATCTCCCAGCAGGGAGTGAGCAGCCGCGGCGCGGGCCTTCGGAGTGTGATGAGCCGGGGGTGTGATCAGTAGGCGATGCCAGCGTCGATCGCCTTTTGCCGTGCAAACTTTTCAGCTGCAATCTTGATAGCGTGATCTTCGTTGCGGGCCCAGAGAAGGACGGCGTAGCTTTTGTCGCCAAACGTAAGCTTAACTGCCCCCACGTTTTTGCTTTCGGCCATTTCGTGTGGGGTTTTGGCGACTGCAAACACGTCGCCGCTAATTCCCGTGCTGCAGTAAAACCCCGCCATCCCGGCCGGCGGCGCTGGCACTTCGGGATCAAACGGGAACTCTTCGACTGTAACCGGGTATCGTGCCGTGCCGTACTTAGGCAGTTCCCTCTCCGCCAATTCTTTTGTGCTAAATACCGCGAGCACTTTGTAATCGGAATACTCGTCTTCAGTGATTGCGTAACAGGTGGCCATCGTGAATCGGGGTGAGTGGATAGAATGAACAGAGCAGCACTAAGATCATGCCCAAAGGCGGCAAGCCCTACAACACAGGCAAGGGCGACGGGAAGAAAAAGCGGGGTGACTGGGAGATCTGAACGTCACCACTCCCCCTCTCGCCACACCTTGAGCACCCTGGCGCCATGACCAGCCAGCTCTAGGGCAGATGCAATGGCCTGGGCCTGGGTGACGGCGTAGATCTCGATGGGGCCGGTGGTTAGCTGGACGTGGTAGAGGCGGGGCATCACCGACCCCCCAAGCGCTCAGCCTCACGCCACGGGCTGCCCAGCAGGTGGGCGGCGGAGGCCAGTTCGCGCCAGTACGGGGGGCAGTGGCCGGTGGCGCCGATGAGCTGGGCCCTGACGGTGGCGTTACGGGCTAGGGCGGTGAACAGGGGTGTGGTCATGGGGTTGCCTCGTTATGTTTTTTGGCATGTTGCTTGCAATACAAGCCATCAGGCCCGTGCCCTCGCTTGCGGCAGCATTGATCAGGGATCCATGCGCTCGGCCAGACTTCTTCGATGCACCTAGTTGCATCTTCTGCAGTTCCGTTTGGGCAGCCACTCCAGCAGCCGTAGCGACGTTCTCCATTGATGGTGCGTGTCATGGGGTTGGGTCGAGTTCGTTGGCGATGGCGAGAAGTTCGGAGCGGATCGAATCATGCTTATCCCACCAGTCCGTGCTAGGGACAGCGGCGCGCATGTAGTCGGGCTCGTCCGGCACCACCTGATCCGCTGCAGCTCGCAGGGCGGCGGCGGCAATGTCATATGCGGCTGGGCCTGAATACCCGCGCTCAAGTGCGGCGGCCACAGCATCTAACACCGCTTGAGCTGCCGGGGAGAGTGGTGTGGTCATTGGCTGGCCTCCAGTTTGGGCGAAACGATCCTCCAATACTTGCATTGCTCTTTTCTCATGCCTGGTTTTGCGTAGACACAGTTATGAAAATTGCCATCGTCAATTACGCACCCGTCTGGCTCTTGATGTGGCTCTAGGTCTACATGGCAGCCATACTTTAGCTGCGGTATATTTCCGCTCATTTGCTTAACAGCATCAGCGGCGTCATACAAGCCCAGCCGATTGGCTATAAGCACAAGGCTGGCCAGTTGGTCTGTCACTGACTCTTGGCTTTGAGGCCAGGCAGGCAGATTGTGTAGGTCAAGGCTCATTGCCCCACCTCCTGCCGCAGCACCTTGGCCGCCTGCGCATACTCGCCGGAGCCGTGGAGGGCGAACCGGTCGAGCCAGGTGGCGACCTCACGGATTGCGGCGCGGGCGATGCCTTCCGGGTCCTGGTTGGCATCAATGCCGAACTCAATCCGGGCCGCCACCCTCTCCACCAACCCCCCAGGCTGAGCCTCGGCACTGGCGGCGCGGAGTTCGGGCATGGCGGGATCGGGAGTCGGATCCTCGCGGTCCAGCGCTATGAGCCGGTCGAGCTTGTCTGGCTGGGGCGAATGGGCTGCCTCCAGCGCTGCGATGCGGTCGCGGAGTTCGAGGATGCAGTTGAGCGCGCCAGACCAAAGACGGGCATCTTCTTCGCATTTGGCCCACTGCTCAGGCGTGGCGCGACGTGGCGTGCTCATGCCCCCACCCCCACCAACCGGCGAGCGGTGGTCTGTGAGCAGCCCAACCGCTCCGCAATCACCCGATAGGTGAGCCCATCGCGGCGCCAGCGGCGGGCGCGTTGCTGGCGGGATTCCGTCAGCCACAACAGGAACAGCGCGGGCAATAACAGCAGCACCAAGACGGTGCAGAGAATTGTGGTCATGGCAATCAGTGGCGAGTGGCGGGCCTGTGCCCGTGGTGGAATCATACCGCAGCGGTTCCGGTTCCGCACCCCCCGGTCAGTAGTGGAACCAGTCCATCACCGACTCCAGGCGACTGGCCCAGCTGTGGCGGCGGATGATCTCAAGGATCTCGTCAGCCTCCATCTCAGCTCCCGAATCCAGCGCCTTGCGGACGTTCTTCGTAAACCCGCCCTGACTGCGCGTCACTTTCAGCTGCGGCAGATCCTCCGGCAGGTTGGGGATGTCGGTGCTGATGATCGGGATCCCCAGCGTGGCGTACACCCAGCATTTCAGCGGGTTCATCGCCGCCGTGAGATTCGTTTTCAGGTGCGGGATGATCGCCACATCAAACGTCGCCAGGTAGGCGCGCAGCTCGTCATAGGGCACTGGGCCCACGTAGCGGATGTTCCGCCGCTGTGGCAGCTGGGTGGCCACGTGCGTGCTGCCGATCATCAGCACCAGGTCGTCAGGGTTTTTGGCTGCCACGTGCTCCACCAATGGCCAGTCCAGTTTCGACTCCAGGTTTCCGGCATAGCCGATGATCCCCCGGAAATTGCCAGGCGCTACCAACTGCTCCCGCAGGTCGGCCACCTCTGCCGCATCCGGTGCGCCGGTAAAATCCACGCCATTGGCCACCACCTGCGCCTTCGTGGGGCTGAGTCTGCCGATGCTCTGCAGCGTGTGCCGGCAGTTGTAAAGGCCCATGTCGGCCAGATCCAGGATGGCGCGGTAGTGCTCCGTAAGTTCTGTTTTCCGCTCGGCGGATGTGTTGGGCCATGCCCTGTGATCGTCTACCACGTCGGCGATCACGTAGTCCGTGGGCAGGGCTGCGGCGATCCGCTCGGCGTGGCGGTAGTGCGGGTAAATCCAAAGGCCCACCTTGGCGCCGGGGAAACGCGCCAGGGCCTGCGCCACCAGCCCTTGGCAGTACCGCTCAATGAAGTCGCCCTGTTCAGCCACGCTGAGCCCTGCAGGCATCACCGGCGTTTTGATGGCCAGCTTGCCTTTGTCCAGCAGCCCTACCTTTTTCCGCTGCGCGTAACGGTGCAGCAACCTGTGGTGACGGTTCTGGCTCTGTTCCAGCTTGCGCAGGTCCAGCGTGCTAAGCGGTTTTTCCACCAACAGCACCTGGTCCACGTCATTTCGGCTGGCCAGGTACTTTGCCACCATGTCCACCCGCCGACCGAACACTCCAGCGTCGTTCTGTTTCCAGAGCATCAGGATGATCCGCCGGCCAGGCTCAGGCAGCCCGATCAATGATCTGGCGGCGTAACTGATCGCCCGGCGGCTGGGATGGGACAGGAGGTGGCGCATGGTGGTAGCTCCAGAGGAATAGGACAGGTGCTGGTGCGCGAGGCGCTGATTCACCTCCCGATCGGCAGCGCTCAGTGGCTGCAGCTGGCGGATCGCGTCGGGCAGTTCGGCGGGCGACTCCACAAACGAAATCCCCCGAAACCCCCAGTCCGCCAGCATCTGCAGCGGCGGGGTAGGCGTGGCGATCAACCTGATGCCGGCCGCCAGCGCGTCGCAGGCCTTGGCCGGCAGCTGATACCGGCTGGCCTCGCGGGACTGGTCCTGCAGCAGCACCGCCGCATCAGCTAGCGCGAGGCAGGCGGGCATAGCCGCGAATGGCACGCTGTCGATCATTGCGGCCTGATCGCCGGCTGCGCGGGTGATGTCGTTCACAATCCCTCGGTCGGGAATGCGGCCGATGAATGCCGCGCCAGCACCTGGCACCTGGGCCACGGCCTGGGCGATGACGTCGAGGCCCTTGTGCCGCTGCGGCGTGCCTAGGAACATCACCAGCGGGGTGCAGCGGCGGCGGATCTCCAGCAGCTCAGCGGGCGGATCAGCCTGCGGCGATTGAAACGCATCCAGGTCGCGCAGGTGGGCGATGATCTCCCCGCCGTGCAGCGCCTGCAGCTCGGAGTTGCAGGTGATGATGTGATCAGCGGCCTTAGTGAGCTGCTGCGCCGCCAGCGTCCAGAACGGTGAGTAAGGGGCCTCGCCAAGCCGTTCGGGGAATTGCTGCTGCAGCGCCAGCGGCGAGAGCGGGGCATCGTTCGGATCGATGAACGCCAACTCGTGATCATCGATGTCAACGATCAGCCGGGCGCCGTTGCGCTCAGCGATGGCGATACCCAGCAGCACTGACGGCAGCCGGGCTTTGCAAGCGATCACCACGTCTGCGTCGGTGGCCGCGGCGACGCGGCGGCAGCGATCAATTAGCGCTGAGACGGTTTTGGACTCAGGGATGACGGTGATCGGCTCACCCCGCAACGGCGCCCACACCTCACGGCCTAGATGGGTGAACCCGAAGGCGATCAGCTGGACCTCAGAGAATGCCAGCGCGGCGGCACGGGCGATCAGATGGGCCCGGCCGATGCAGTTGTGGTGGGCGTCCCACCCAATGACGATGCAGCGAGTCATGATGTTGGGGTGGGTAGTGGCAGGGCGTGGGGGGGGAGCAGCCAGCCGCCGTAGACCATTGCTGGGTTGGCCATCTGCCAGTAGGGCGGGCCGTCTGGTGGGCACCACCAGCATTCGCCATCAAGATCACGCCACCCTTTCTCGCGCTCCCAAGGCCGCTCAGCCACGGGCACCGGCTCGATGGTGGGGCGGGCGTAGCGGGTGCGATCTGCGGCGATAACGGCTCGGGCATAAGCGCGCCAGCCTTCGCAGTTCCAGTCCAACATCTCATTGGCTAAGTCGTCCAAGTCCTGATCACTCAGCCCCTCCGGCTCGGGCTGGGCCAGGGCGGCGCGGGCGGCTTTAACGGCATTGTGCAGGGCCTGTACGTCCTCGTCGGGCCACCTTCCACCATGCTCGTCATACGCCTTCACTAGGCGTTGCAGTTCGGCGCGGTAATCAGTGCTCATCGTTCATCTCCAGAGTGTGTGAATCCAGCCAGCCAGTCCGCCACTGAACTGGACCCGCCGTGGCGCTCCCGAAGGATCTGCCCCAGCTCAGCAGCCACGCTGCGGGCGACGGCGGTGCAGGTCTCGCATGGCTTAGAGCACCGGGCCGGCATGGGGCAGGCGGCCAGGGATAGCCGGGTGGATGGTGTTGGCGTGGGCCGGGCCTGATCGCTGGTAACAGGCGCGGTGGCAATGCGGGCCATGGCCTGCAGGGTGGGGGTGGTGTAGGTGATCATGGCTGCGCTCCGTCGAACTTCTGGAACTGTTCCTGATCCGGCCCACGGAAGCGGTCATCCGTGCCCCAGCCGTTGCGCTGGTACTCCATCAGGAACAGCAGGCAGCAGCCGGCGTGCGCCAAGTGGCTCATGCCGGTTTCAGGGTCACGATCCTCGCCGCGCCACCAGGCGAAGACATGTCGCAGCAGGGCCGCAAAGTACCGGCCCCAGCGGGCGCCACGGCACCAGTTGTTGGCCTCGTACTTTGCAGCGCCGTAGGTGAGCACCTCGGCGATCTGCTCCAGTGCTGCGCTGGGCAGGAGCTCTAGGCGGGGCTTGGTGGCCGATTCGGCAGACTTGCGGCACTCGCCGGTGGGTTCGTCGTAGTTCATGGCAGGGTGATATCAGGGTTGATCAGCTCCCGCAGCAGCTGCGCTGCGTCGTGCGCCGACAGCCGGCCCTCATTGCGCTGGTGCATCACCAGCAGCTCAGCGGCCAGGTGCTCGATTACGGCAGCCACGCCACGGCGGCGGGCGGAGGCGTCGGGCCAGGCCTGCAGTGCATCGTTGAAGGCCTCTTCATAGGCCACGGTGCAGCGGCCTAAGAGTTCGGCGCTCACTGGGACACCTCCCGCACCTGCTGCCGCAGCGCCCGCAGCAGCACCGCCGTGGGCGATTCCCTGAGCATCCCCAGCTGGTGATCGATCAGCATCAGCACCCGGCCGCGCATCAGCTCCTGGCCCTGCGCCAAGGCGGCCTGCAGCGCCGGGGATTCGTGCAGCGCCTCGGTGGCACGGGCTACGGCGGCCTGCTCGGCGGCGAGGGCCTGTTGGTCGGTTTCGATTCGGGCTAGCAGGGTGTCGAGCTGCTGGCGGATGGTGTCGAGTGACGGGGGCGGCGCGCAGGGCGCCTGATGGTGGCCCATTGGTGCATGGCGAGTGGTCTCCACCACCCTACCGCAACGGTTCCCCATTTGCACCCATCAGCAGCCAGATTCGTCATCCCATGGACTGCCTGCCACCTGCCAGCGGCCTTTCATGGTGCGCTGGTGGCCGCCAAGAAAGCTCTGCATCGTTGCCCGAGGGATTCCCTGGCGCTCCGCCCATTGCCACCTGCCGCGGATCGTGACGCGAATGACTCTTCCGCGCTGAAGATCGCGCAGCCTCCACGCCGGCTCGGCGTCTGGACACGGCTGGTCATCCTCGCAACGCTTGACCCACCAAACCCAGTTCCCGCCGGTGTTGCTGATCCGCTCGCGCCTGATCAATCCCATCGCCTCCAGCTTGGTCAGCGACCGATTCAGGGATGCGCGATCGGTGCCTAGCTGCTGGGCCATCTCGCTGAGGTCAGCCCACCAACCAGGGCACAGCTGCTCTAGCTGCACCATCGTCAGCAGCAGTTCACAGCGCACCTGATGACGCAGTGCTGCCAGGTAGGCGGGTTCAATCATGGCGCAGAATAGGAGCCACCCAGTCGCTGCTTGCTGCCGCCCTGAGCCTTACAAAGCCGGAACCAGCGGCAGACCTCGATGGGTCCAGTGACAGGCGAGAGGCCGAGCTCTGCGGCTTCTACTCCGCAAGGCACCCACCGCCTGGCCCGGGCAGTGGTCGGCATCGCCATGGAGCAGCGTGTGCGGATGGCCCCAGTACCCTACCTCATAGGTTCCCATCCGGTACCCTCTAAAGTGGATTCACTGAACAGAGCGCGATGCCCAGCTGGCCCCTGAAACCCGGACACCGGCAAATCTCCGTCGAACTGCCCGCCGAGCAGGTGGAGCACCTTGACCGCGAGGCCGAACTGCGGGGGCTCGGCAGGGTCGGATACCTGCGGCAGCTGCTTTTCGAGGACATGCGCCGGCAGGCTCGCGCTCAGCGTCAAGCCGCACGCAAGGCGGGGTGATCGCTGCCCAGCAGCTGCGCCACCGTCCACGCCCCATGGCCTGATGGTGGTGTGGCCAGCTCCAGCGCTCCAGGGTGGAGCTGTAACACATGCGCCAGCGCACCGGCGGCAGCAGTATCACCGCGCACCCCCTTGACGGCATGAGCCCAGGCGACGTGGCCGATGTAGCGGCGCCGCAGCTCGGCCATCTTCTCTGGCGGCCAGAACACTTCCTCGCAGCCGCCTGGCCACACCATCAGATTCATTGCCCCATCCAAGCGGATGCCATAGCGCTCCTGGGCCAGCAGGTCGTAGCCCGCCAGCTGCAGCGGCCATGCCTGATCGGGCTTCGCCTTTTCTTGGCTGACCTTGCTCTTCCAATCCACGATCAGCCATTGCCCGGCGACGCGGGCGATCAGATCCGGTGTGCCGGTGTAGAACAACTGCAGCGAGGCCAGCGGCGACTCGCAGGCAATGACCTCCTCGATCTGCGGCAGGAACAGTCGCCGCCAGGTGGCCAGCAGCATCAGCGACTCGGCAAACTGCACCGGCGGCGCAGCGATGCCCAGCAGCTCCTGCCTGATCAGGGCGTGAAGCTCGGTGCCGATGTCGGCGCGTCCGTTGCGGTGGAGCTCCATGTAGGCCTCGGCCTCATCCGGCCGCATGCCTTCCTTGTTGATCAGCTTGCGGCGCCAGTGCTCGGGGTTGAAACCCTTGGCGCCAGAGAGGCCGAGCACCTGCGAGCAGCTGGGCGGCTGCAGCCACCGCCCACGGCGCTGCGACCACACCCAGTAGCGATGGCTGGGCTCATCAAATGAAATGCCCCCCTGCTGCGGCAGGAGGGCGATCCGTGGGCGATCGATGCTCAATCAGCCGCCCCATCCGCCGGCGGCAGGCTGTCCCCACTGCGGCGGTGCTGCTGCTGGCGGAGCAGCTGCCGGAGGCGCCGCAGGGTAGCCCGCTGGCGGCCCGGCAGGTTGCGGCGCTGCTGCTGGCGGATACCCAGCAGGCGCAGGCTGTTGGGCGGGCTGCCCATAGGCGGGCGTTTGGGATGGGGCTGCGGCAGGAGATCCCCACTGCCCGCCGCCCTGCTGCTGTGCCTTTTGCGCCAGGTACTGGGCCCGCTCGGAGGGGCTTTCGATCTGGCCGTTCAACACCGGAGCATTGTTCTCGCCGGTGCCGCGCCAGACGCTGAGGCGCAGCTTGAAGAACTGCTCCCCGGTCTGTTGGTTGGTCTCCAGCCCTTGGCCCTGCTGCATCGCCTGGGACAGCTCCCAGATCAGCTGGGCGGGAAGCTCGACAGCACCGTTCAGGATCGGGGCCTTGGGGTTCTGGGACGGCTGGGCGTTCCAGAGATTGACACGTGCGCTTTTCATCAGACGTAGGCGGAAGGGTCGGGTTGAGACTGTGAAGCAGGGGCGGCCCAGGGCTGCTGCTGGGGCGGTGCTGCCGGCAGCTGTGAGTAGGGAGGTGCGGGAGGTTCCCATGGGGCGGATGCTGCGGCAGGCGCCGCGTCATGCCCAGAATCCTCATCGGAGGCGCAGATGCCCAAGAGGAGCTGCAGGCCGACCCTAAAGCCGCTAGTGGACGCGGCCGAGATCGCACTGGAGCTGGTCAGGCTCAGCACCGGGAACTGAGACAGCCGCCAGCCGCCGCCGCTGTGCCGCAGCATGGTGGACACCACGAACCCACCTGGCACGATGCTGATGGTGTTGGCGATGATCACCTGCTGCGCCATCAGGGCAGGGCGAACGGCCTCCAGCAGCCCTGGCAGGTTCAGGTAGGCGTGGCGCCGACCTTTGATGTCGGCTGCGTCGTTCGGAGCCAGGCTGCCGAACGCAGGGAAGGCGGCGGCTACGGCCGCATCGAGCGCGGCCAGTTGCTGGCCAGTGGGGCCGCAGTTGGGCGGCAGCAATTCATCAATCGGGGCGGCATCCGCCCCGCGTGCTGTGGGCATGGTCAGAATCGAGCGGTAGGACGGCCAGATTGGGCACGGCTCTGGCGGGCCGGGTCAGCTGCGGCGATCAAGCTCAGCCTCCAGCAGCAACGCTGCCATGCTGTTCATTGATCGCCGGTCATCAGCTGCCGCCGCCCGTAAGCGGTCAAACAGTGGAACAGGCAGCCGCAGCGTAATGCTGCGCGCCTCAGTGGTTGCTGCTGGCATCATCGCGGGCGCAGTTGGGGGCATTGTAGGGCATCGGAAGAATCAACGCCAAGCAAGTCCAGCGCCTGCAACTCTCGATCGTCACAAGATCGCCTCGACTGCAGAATGTACTGCTTGAGAAATGCCCTCTTCCGACGCGAAAGAGGATCGCCGGATAGCAATTTGGAAATCAGCTCATCGGGTTTTACGTTGGCCATCACCCCTTCAGGATGACGCTTTCCGCCTGCCCCAGCAGCCGCTCCGCCTGCTGGTAACGATCAGCTTCAGGGCGACGCTCACGGCGGGCCACCTGTTGCAATTCGGCGAGGGCGCGCTTAGCACCGGCCACCCTGGCGCAGGCCTGGCCAAAGGCGATCTCGAACATGTCCGGGGTGTTCACCACTTTCGTCATCGGCTCATACGCCGAATCCTTGGTGCTGACGTTGACGTACACCGGCTCAGGCTCTGGCTCGTCGTTGCGGATCACTTGGACGGTCTTGATCAGGCTCCGTGCCTGCTCGCGCCGGTACAACTCGGCGGCCACAGGATCATTCCACTCAAAAGCAGGATGCAAAGGCGCCTCGTCAGGCCTTGCCTCGTCTACTACGGTCTCAGCCTTCAGCGTGCCGTGCTCTTCATGGATCCGAGCAAGCTCTTTGCCGGCAGTTTCAGGCGTGATCGCCCGATCATTGAACCGGCGGAATGAATCACGAAAGGAATAAGTCATCAGAGGAAAAGTGTTAGTTGAAAGAGGGGTGATTGCTCACCCCCTGTTACCACGTCGAGGCTTGCTGCAGCTCGCCCTGCCGGACTCCGACTTGCCTAGCCGGACCTGCCGGGCCCTGCCGTAGCTAGCCGCGACTCGCCTTGGGATGCCTGCCATGCCAAGCCCTGCCGGGCCGCTCCGATCCTGGGCCTGCGCGGCCAAGCCTGCCGATCCCGTCCCTGCCAGGCCGTGCCGTGCCCCGCCCCACCACGCCTCGCCAGGCCTGCCAGGCCTCGCCGGGCCGCTCCCCGCCTAACCTATCCACGCCATGCCTGCCTCGCCCATCCCTGCCGCAACCCGCCGCGCGGAGCCACGCCTCGCCTGCCAATCCGTGCCTAATTCTCTCCATCACACGATCTCAAACAGGCCGAAACCCAAACCAGCCGACTGCTTCGAGTCGGGCCGCCCTTCGCCAACGCCAACCTGCAAGCCAACGCGGGAGATCAGGTTCACGATGTCGTCAGCAGTCAGCATCCCGGCGTCGTAGCGGATCCGCAGCGCGGCGGACCACTCCCGATACATCGGGCGAACGCGCAGATCAACAACGCCGGTAGCGTTTCGCGTGGTGGCAACCCAAGGCTCTGCAGTGCCCTCAGTCAGCTTCACCAGTGGAGCGCCGTCCACCTTGTCGAAGCCGTCCTGCATCACCATGAAAGCGAGCTTGGCGTGGGTCATCTTGAATCCGCAAGCACGGCAGGCGCTGATAGCAGCGTTCCTGAATGCCGCAGCGTGGATGCCCTCCCATCCTTCGTCGCTGACGTGCTTGGCGTTTTCGTAGAGCGCGTCAAAGTCCTTTGCCTCGCGCACCTTCTTAGAGCTGGACGTGCTGCCGGCCTCTTGCTTTTGCCGCATCTGCTCCATAGCCTTGGCGCTGAATCGGTTGATCACCAAAGGCGCCGTGCCCTTGATGTTGATCTGAAGGTGCCGGAAATCGGGCGGAGTGATGTTCACCGCCTTGGTCGCTGTAGTGGTAGCCATAGCCCGTATCGAGTGGGAATGCCGCCGATGGATGGCCCGGCTGGGCCCGGCGACCTCCACACAATACCCCACAATGGGGGCAACTGCAACCACTCCCCATCAGATCGCTCCACCCCACGACCGCTGCAGCCGCTTCGTCGCTGCCAGCCGTTGCGCAGGGCTCAGCAACATCCTCAGCATCATCTGCCCTTGGGCCCAGCCGGGCTGCAGCCCTAGCGCTGGCTCCAGCACCTTCAGGGTTTCGTCCTCCAGCACGTCAAGGTAGTTGAGCCAGCGGCGCAGGTCCGGGGCACGCTGCTCCACCTCCAAGCGGCACCGCTCGTTCAGCAGCCGCCGCGCGACCACAGGATGCGCCTGGGCCAGCAGGTCGGGGGTGATCTCCACCAGCTTGGCGCCGGTCTCCTGCACCTCCGTATCGATCGGTTCGCCCTCGGTGACCTCGCCGGTGTCCGGGTCAATCACTGCCTCGCGCTTCTCGCGGGGCTCCTGCACCTCTGCCTTCAGTGTCCACGCGATCTCTGCGTCGGGTGGGGGGAGCATCTTCCATGTGGGCGTGTGGTCGATGATCAGCGCTTCGGATCCGTCGGGCTTGGGGCGCAGCACGCGACCGATTAGCTGCCTGTAGAGCCGCAATGAGGCCGTGGGCCTCAGTAGCTGCAGACACGTGGCGGATGGGGTATCGAGGCCTTCATCCACGACCTGGCAGGCGCACAGCACCGTGATGCGACCGGCCTTGAAGTCGCTGAAGATCTTGGCCCGTTCCGCCGCCGGGGTGGTCCCATCTACGGCGGCAGCCGTCACACCTTCGCTGCAGTACATGGCCGCGACCTCGTGGCAGTGATCCACCGAAACGCCGACGCTGATCGTTGACAACTCCTTCGGGTTGAAGCGGCGCCAATCGGAAACGATGCTGCCGTTGATCGCCACCACCCGCTTCTCAAGGTCACTGACCGCATAATCACCGCAGCGCTTCTTCAGTCCGTCAACGCTGACAGCGTGGGGCGCAGCAAACATCCGGTAGCGAGCCAGTGCGCCGGCCTCCATCAGCTCTGCTGGCTCAGGCCCCAGGATCAGGCGGTGAAACAGCCCTGAGTCGCCCAGTCCTTTGCCGTCTGGCCTGACCGGCGTAGCGGTGAGCCCCAACATTCGCCGGGGGCTGATCGCCTGGATCGTCTTGGTCCACGTGGTCGAGGGGCTGTGATGGCATTCATCCGCCAGCAGCGTGCAGCCATGCAGCTGCTCCAGCATCTTGAGCCGGCGGCACATTGTGGGCACCATTCCGACCACCACCTTTCTGTCCAGCCTCGGGCGGCTGCCGGCAGTGATCTGGGAGATCACGACCTTCTGGCCAAGGTGGCGATGCAGGCTGGCAACGATCTGGCTGAGGATCTCGATTCGATGGCAGATGACTACCACCTGCTCACCACGCGCAAGCGCTCTACGGGCAAGCTCAGCGAGGATGACAGTCTTGCCCGATCCTGTGCTACTGACCAGGCACGGCACCTCGCCGTTCATCATCGCGGCCTCGCCCTGCTCGACCAGCTTGGTTTGATAGTCGCGGAGGGTGAACATCAGGCGGCCTCCGATTTTTGCGCGCGTCTTCTTTCCCAAGCCGCAATCATGGATGCTCTGACTTTGGCTCGATGTTCGGGGTCTTTCCATTTTTCTCTCATTTTTTTGGCACGCTTTTCAATAGTCTCTTGGCTTTGTTTTACCCCAGAATGCACTGCTTTAAGTTTTGCTATGTGCTCAGGAGTTAGTTTCTTCCCTGTCTTGGTTGCGCTAATTTTTGCCTTTGCCTCTGGAGTGTGAAGCCGTCCTGTCGTGACCTCGCGGATCCTTTGCCTTGCCGCCTCACTTCTCGGCTTCCCTATTTTAGCGGCGCTCATTTTTGCCTTGGATTCTTCGCTAAAAACGTTGCCACTTGTTCCATCTCCACCGTCCGTTAAATTGCAAAGAATGCCAGCGCCCAAATCTTTCCGACCGTAAACAGCGATTAGCAACTTTTCCCATGCAAAGGCATCCTCCTCTGTCATCTGATCAAGTATCCTTAGATTTCTGTTTAGGTCTTTCGGCATATTGATGCGCCGAGACCCTTCCCACTGCCTGCGGCCGGTCCCCTTGCCCACGTAGTAGGGCGTACCATCGTGGCGCAGAAACAGGTACACGTAGAAGCGGTTGGCGGGCTTGGCTGCTGCGCTGGCTGCCATGTAGTATTCTGTAGAGACCTCCCCAACCTACTACATGCCTCAACCCTCTGCGCTGAGCGTCCCACTGAATGTCATGGTGCGGCCCTGCCACATCCAAGCCCTAGACCGGGTGGTGGCCGGCACCCCAGGCGTGGGCAACCGCTCCCAGGCCGTCCGCATGCTGATTGAGCAGGCAGACAAGGCCCTCGCCGCCAAGGCGTGAACCGTGCAGACACCTCAAGCCGCCGCTGCAGCAGGCCCCTATGGGCCCGATCGCTGGCGCCTGGAACGCCTGCCGATGCTCGCCAGTTTCGGGCCGTTGCTCCCTGGCGCGCCTGACAAACGGCCACTCGTTGGTGACGGCTGGGAGTCCCATGCCGGCGTGCCCGTGGCCGAGCTACAGACCACGGCGCCTGAATGCGTTTGCTGGCACATCGGCGCCGCCCCTGGCCACATCGCCATCGACATTGACGGGCCGAGGGCCGCAACGTTCTGCCAACAGCATGGCTGCGAGCCGTACACAGCCGACACCTGGCGCATCGTGCGCACCGGCAACAGCGACCGGCTGAAGCTGGTCTACACCGTCACAGCTGAGCAGAAGGCCATCCTTGCCGCCGGCGGTAAGACCGTGAAGGTCGGCATTGGCGAAGGTGGGCCCGATGACAAGGGCGAGGAGTTTGCCGTCTTTGCCAAGCACGGCACTCAGGTGGTGGTGCTGGGCCAGCACTACACCAAGGAATCTCACTTCACCGACAACGACGATCAGTACGCCTGGGCTGGCCGGCCACCTGCCGATGCGCAGCCGCTGCCGGCTGAATGGTTCGCGCTGCTGCAGGGCGTCTTTTGCGGCGATCGACCACTGCGGCCGAAAACACGACGCTCAATCTCGCCTCAGTCCACACGCGGGCCGCGCAGCTACAGCAACGCATCCGGCACCTGGCGCAACAGCAGCCAGCGGCAACCGTGCCCGATGTGCGGCCGCAACCACTCCGGCGCCTGCAGCATCCATCAGGACGGCGATTCGGTCTGGTGTTGCCACGGCGAGACGAAATCAGCCCCTGATTGCAGCAAAAAGGGCGAGACGGTCACCGGCCACGATGGCCGCACCTGGGGTTATGTCCGCACCGAGGATCACGACAGCTTCGGCGAGCGCTCGCTGTTCGTGATCGACAAGCCCAAGCCGAAGCCTGACCCGCCAACCCCACCCCTCAACGGCGAGCAGTTCATCCCGCCTGATGCGCCGGTGGAGCTGCCGCCGTGGCAGTTGGAGCCGGATGAGGAGGGCGATGACATCGAGCGCCAAGAGCTCGCGGTTGAAATCCGCAACTACCGCGACGTGGCCGCGGCCGCTGAGCTGGCATCGATCGATCTGGCATTTCCGCCTGGCCTGGCCAGCTTCATCAACACTTACGCCAAGGAGCAGACCCTCAAGCCCTGCGGTTTCCTGCTGCCGATCCTCTGCAGCGTGTGCTCTGTCATCGGCAATCGGGTCAGGGTGGCCATGACGCCCACCCACGCATGGAAGGAGGCCTGTGTGCTATGGGGTGCCAACATCGCTACCGCCAGCTCGGGCAAGTCGCCAACCTCCGGCCCGACCACCATGCAGGCGTTCAAGCCGTGGCAGGCGCAAGAACGCAAGCGGCACGCTGATGCCCTCTCGGACTGGAAGCATCGCCGGGCCCAGGCGGAGCGCGAAGCGAAGGCTGCGGCCTCTGAGTCAGGTGGCGCCGGTGGTGATCCCATCGCCCAGTTCCTGGCAGAGAACCCTCAACCCGAGCTGCGGCACCTGCTGGTCAGCGATGCCACCTTCGAGCGGATTGAGATGATCCTCAGCAACGGATCCAATCCAGGCCTACTGGCCGTGCACGATGAGCTCGCCGGGTGGTTCTCTCAGCTGTGCCGCGCACCGAACCGCAGCGATCGGGCGAAGTGGCTCAGCCTTTACCCCGGGGAGCAGATCATCACCGACCGGGTGGGGCGCGATTCGATCTTCGTGCCTAACCCTGCCGTCTCCCTGTTCGGCAGCTTGCAGCCGGCACGACTCGAAGGCCTGTGGAAAGCGGACGCTGAGGCCAACGAAGGCATGGCGGACGCCGATGGCCTGTGGAGCCGCTTCCTGATGTTCGACCTAGGCGAGTGGGCCTACGACTATCAGGACTCGACCGTGCTGATCGCCCCCGCGATCACCAACCTCTACAAGCAGGTGGACGCGGCCGCATCAAAGCTGCCCATCGGTGAAGACGGCGAGCCGATCATCATCACCGTGGCCGAGGATGCTAAGGCCACGATGGTGCAGTGGGTCAGACAGGCGGAGTCGTTCAAGTTCGCTGCCAGCGACCCTTCCGACCGGCAGTACTGGGGCAAACAGCGCGGCGCCACCCTCCGCATCGCCCTAGCCATCCACGCAATCAGGCAGGCCTCTGCAGGGCTGAGCCTGAACACCCCCATCCCTGAAGACGTGATCCGCGCCGCGATCATTTTCACGGCCCTCTTCGCCCGTGAGCGGGACAAGGTGCTCGGCCCGGTGCGAACAGGCGCAGGTGGGGCGATCAAGAGGCTGCTCGACAAGGGCCGTGAGTGGCGCCGTGGCCATGGCAGCCGCCCTGTGCCTCAGGCGCAAATCAGAGCATGGTGCCTGCCGGCGCGGCGCACCCCTGCCGCTGAGGTGCGCACCTGGCTGCTGTCCGTCGTGGCCGAGACGCCCGACTGCGGGCAGGTGATCCGCAAGGGCAAGGCCGTGGAGTGGGTGCCACCTGGCGACTGAGCCGCACTGCTGCACCGTGGCCGCAAATCCCGGCCACCCTCATTTCAACTGAGGGTGTGAGCTGAGCTCACGCCCTTTTGGGACACGTCCCAAAGCTGCTGCCCGGCTGTCCCATGTAGCGGCAAGCCTGTCCCTGACTGCAGTTTCAGGCGCTGGGGAGGGTGCCCACATGGGCCAGGCTGCAGCGTTTTGGGACTTTTGGGACAGTTTGGGACAGAAGTGTCCCAGAGCAAATCGACTGCGGCGCAACGGATCTGGGCAGGTTTTGGGACTTTGGGACAGCCCCTAAGAAAATACCTTTTCTATTATTTATTTAAGTATTAGTACCTAGTCCTATGGGTATGGATGGAAATGTCCCTAGAGGCGTCCCAATGTCCCCAAACACAGCCAACCTGCTAGCGCTGGTGCGGTTTCTGCTTTGGGACAGCGCTGTCCCAAATGTCCCAAATGTCCCAAAACCACTTCAACCCTCCGAAATCCGGTTGTTTGGTGCTGATGGGTGCAACTGGCGGTAGGATGCCCCTACCCGCCGCCATGCCATGAACGTCCTGCAGCAGCTGCGCGCCGCCGTGGCCCAGGAAGGCGCCTCAACCCCTCCGCCGGTGCCCACACCCACCCCATCGCTTGCAGCCCCCGCAGCGGCGCCCCTGCGGCCCTGCCCGTTCACGTTCGGCGACTGGCTGCCCCGCACCGACCCGCAGGCCCACCCTGGAGAGGCTCAGCGCGCCGTGCTGCTGAGTGGGTTCGTGGTGGCCTGGTGGCGCCGCGAGTGGGTGCCGCCGCTGCCTATCCCTAGCTACAGCCCGCCCATCACGCTGGAGCCATACCAGCGCAACGCGATCTACCTGCCCGACGGCAGCGAGGGGGAGAGCAGCTGCTGCCCTCAGACTGCTCTGCAGCGACTCGCCGCACGTCTCGGCGCTTGATCCATGGCTAACCCCCAGAAACGCAAGGGCTCGGCCTTTGAGCGGCTGATCGCTGACTACCTGGCCGAGCGCATCCCCTGCGAGCGCATCCCTGCCGGTGCCACCCTCGACCGCGGCGATCTTTGGACACCTAGCTGTGCAATTCAGGCGAAGTGCTGCCGCACCCTGAGCCTCGGCGCCTGGCTGCGCGATGCGATGGAGCAGCAGGTCAACGCCGGCAAGCGCCTCCACGCCCTGGTGGTGAAGCGCAAGGGCACCACGGACCCGGCCGAGCAGTTCGTGGTGATGAGCCTGGAGCAGTTCCGCGAGCTGCTGGGCGAAGTGTGACGATCGGTTAACTGGCTGCCTGTTTGGGTGCATTTGCGCTCACTTGCGCTCGGAGTGGTGTAGGATATTTGCATCGGAGGCAAGCCCCTCCACCACTCGCCAGCCAGCTATGACCGCCACCTTCAAGTTTTTCTGGAACGGCATCAAGGTCAACAACGGACCTCTGCAGAAAGCCAGTTTCAGCATCGGCAACACCCTGAATCACCCCCAAGGCACGATCACCATCTACGCCAAGAACTACCGCCGTTTTTCTGCTGAGGTGTGGCAAGCCTTCGACGTTCAGAACGACTCCGACAGCATGACCGATTACTTCGAGTCGGATCGGATTCGCGTCCGCCCTGATCACCCCTTCTACGCTCAGGCGCTCAAGGCAGTGCATGCCTCTAATGCCCACCACTCCAAGATGCAAGCCAAGCGGGAAGAGCGCTGGGCCCAGCGCCGCCAGCTGGCCGCCGCCTGACGGCCATCCTGTAGCCTGCTCTCGGACATGGCGTCCGAGTGGACCGCAACCCTCGCCCTGGCAGGCGGGGGTTTTTCATGCCTGCTGGCAGACTGTGCGCAGATGCCCTGCCACTGTGAAGCGCGCCGCCACCCCTTGGCACCTGCTAGACCGCTCGACACCGTGGCTGGCCTGGTGGCAGGAGCTGATCCTTAACTGGGTGTCGTCGTGGAATTCCATTGGCTGCCTAACCGTTGTCAGCGCTGCTGACCCTGAAGAGTTCGCCGCATGGGATCTGCCGACTGACCTGGAGCTGCAGCGGATGGAGCTAGAGGAGCTGCTGGCCGTGGGAGAGGACGACGGGTGATGTTGGAGCTCAGCCTGACCATCGACACCAAGGCGATTGACCGGTTCGCCCTGCTCACCGAGAAGAACATCCGCTACGCCACAGGCCGCGCCATGGCGGCCACCGTGCGGGCTGCTGAGAAGCAGCTGAAGCAAGACTTGGCCAAGAGCTCAGGCGGCCCCATTGAGGGCGGCGCCACACGCTGGACCATCGGCGGCACATACAACCGCAGACCATCGCCGAACAACCTGGTGGCCGAGGTCGGCCTGCGGTCGGATCAGAGCAGGGCAGCCGGTCGCTACATCTCGGTGCTGACCCGTGGTGGGCCGCCGCGTCGCAAGGCCGTGGACAGCAAGGCTGCTGGTGTGGTGGATGGAAGCGGCCTCACCATCGTGCCAACCCGAAGGCAGCGGGTGGACGCTAAGGGCAACGTCACCCTGGCGGCCTACAAGAAGGCGCTGGCATCGGCCTCCTACATCCGCAACGGTCAGCAGTTCAACCGCACGACCGGGGGGCGGTTCTTCATAATCCCGATCAAGGGCCCGGCTGGCCGGATGGGATTGTTCGAGCGCACCGGCAGAGGCCGCTACGGCAGCCTCCGAGGCGCTCAGATGCGCTTCACGCTGGAGCCCACCCCTGCGCCGCGCCGCAGCACCTACGACCTCACGGGCGACCTGCAGCGGTCGGCTCAGCGCGTCTGGCCTGGGGAGATCACGGCGCAGCTGAGGACGGAGCTGGCCAGGGCAGGGTTCGGGTGAGGCGCTGTTGAGAATCAACCGGGCGTCCAGTTGATTCTCAACAAGGGCTGAATGAGTGAGAACCCTTGCGGCGCAAGGGATTGCGGGTCCTGGCTGGGACTAGGGAGACAAGGATCTTTCGCGCCCGCCTTTGTTTGGCGATATCGTTTTCTCAATAAGGTTGCACGGTTGCAAAAACCATGCTCCATAGATTGAGGTGGGCCAGCGTGGTGGAACACCTGACCCGTGACCAACCTGCGGACACAGGCTGATGAACGGATTGTACGAGCTGCTGCCAGGGCGGCCGGATTACGATGAAAGCAAGCACCGGCTCGGCCGCCTGTGCAAGCGTGGCCACGACTGGATGGGCACAGGCCAAAGCCTGCGACGGATAAAAGGAAGTCAGTGCACTGAATGCCATAAGGTAAATAAATCTACTCCCGAAGCAAAAACTAGAATGCAAAAATGGAGGGAAGATAATGCCGACGATCAAAGGCAAAAAGCGCGCGAGAGAATGGCAAAATTGCGCCAAAACCCTGAATATGCAGAAATCTGCAGGGAAAGAAATTGCAAGTCCATGAAAAAAAATCGCGCCACAAATGGTCGCGTGCGCAACGGCTTACACGTTCCACCCAACCTGCTAGGGCACTCCCTGCAGGCCCGCGACCTTCAGGCCTTCGCCGATGCTGGCTGGGACCTGGCGGCAATGCTCCCTGCGACCGTCTTCGAGTCGCGCAAGCTCTGGTTTTACCTGAAAAACAACCAGTCGGCACCAACGGTTGCGGAGTTGGTGGAAAGACAGGCCCTGGATATTGTTGGCGCGGAAAAGGCAGAGTTTATAGAATCCGGCGGCACAGAAGAGGAGTGGAGAAAGGAATACGCCAGGCGTCAGCATCACATCAAAATGGCAACCGACCCGGATTACGTTGCCTACATGCGGCAGAAGTCCAAGCGCCGCAAGGCACAAATGCGTGACAGCGTGGCGATTCAAGTCAAGGGCCGAGAGATCCGCGCCAGGTTCGCCCAGTTTGACCACCGCTGCGCATACTGCGGAGCCGATGGCGACCTGCACATTGAGCACGTCGTGCCGATCAGCAAGGGCGGGCCGCATTCAATCGGCAACATCATCCCTGCGTGCGAATCCTGCAACTACAGCAAGCGCGACAGCGAGGTTGAGAGCTGGTACCGCTCACAGCCGTTCTTTAGCGAGCTGCGCTGGCGGAAGATCTGCCGGGTGCTGGGCTGGCAGCGCTCCAGTGTCGGGCAGCTGGCGCTGCTGTAGCCCGCAACCACGGCTTACGCTGGTTGCATGACGGTTGCAACCAACCAAAGCCTCAGCGCCGAGAAGGGGGCTGAGCTGATCCATCGCGAAACCGGCCGCAGCTGCTCAAGGCAGAACCTGGAGAAGCTGTGCCGGAAGGGCGCGCTGAAGGAAAGCCCCTGCGTGCTGAGCGCCTATCCGCTGCGCGTGGATGCGGGCCTGCTGGTGGCCGAGTACCTGGCCAAGGTCGCCCCGTATCAGATCGAAGCGCAGCAGCCTGCGGCCAAGGCCAAGACCGTCATCCCCAGTTCAGCGCCGCGCACCCCCAGTCGCCCGTCCAGTGATTCCGACGCTGGCGACCCTGGCGAGGTTCCCAACTACAACGAAGAGCGCGCCTGGCATGAACGCGAAAAACGATTAACCGCTGAGTTGGTTCGGCGAGAAAAAGCCGGCGAGCTGGTCTACAAGGCCGACGTGGAGCAGGCGCAGATGGCCACCGCCCTGACCCTGAAGAATCAGCTGGAGGCGCTGCCGAAGCAGATCAAACAGCAGCTACCGCACCTGTCGATCAGCGATGAGGAAATGATCGAGCGGCTGGTGGCCAAGGTGCTCACCGCCGTGGCGGACTGGCGGATGGATCAGGAGGAAGAGGAATGATTACGCGGGACGTGCCAGCGCTCGCGGCGGGCATCGCCGAGTGCTTCAGGCCCAGGCCGCTGCTCAGTGGCGTGGAGTATGCCGACACCTACGGCCACGTGACGGGCAACGCGGCCAGCAAGGGCCCATGGATCACCCGGCCTTATCAGGCGTACTGGTTCTATGCCTTCGCCTCGCGGCGGGTGCCGATCTTCGTGTGCATGAAGTCTGCCCGCGTCGGCTGGTCGGAGTCGGTGAAGATCGGCGCGGTGCAGTATTACGCGCACTGGAAGCCATCCAAGGTGATGGTGGTGCAGCCGATCGAGAAGGACGCCGAGGAGTACAGCAAGGAAGACATCAGCGACCTGTTCGCCGATACGCCTTGCTTGGGTGGGTTGCTGTCGGAGTCGAAATCTCGGGGCACGGCGACCAACACCATCCTGCTGAAGAAGCTCACGAATGGCGCGCTGATCGACATCGTGAACGCCAAGAGCGGCAAGTCATTCCGGCGCAAGGAACGGCCGGTGGTGATCTTTGAGGAACCGTCTGCCTACGACCGGATTAACGAGGGCTGTCAGATCAAGCTGGGCATCCGGCGTACTGAAACATCCTGGAATCCAAAGGTGATCATCGGCGGTACGCCGATCTTCCCGAACGACAAGACCCATCAGTGGTTCCTGCGCGGTGATCAGCAATACCGCTACCTGCCGTGTCCGCACTGCAGCCACTATCAGCCGCTGCGGTGGGAGGCGATGGCCAAGGATGGCCCGGACGCTGGCACCTTCGAGTGCGAGAACTGCAAGAAGCCGATCCGCTACACCTCCCTGCGGGAGATGGACGCCCACGGCGGCTGGGCCTGCCCATTGGGCCTGGACCGCTCACAGCAGTCGCTGACGGCCGACGGTGAGCCGGCAGTTGAGAGCCAGTACATCTGGGCGGCGTACAGCTACCACGCCGGGGCGGTGTGGTCGAAGCTGATCAGCGAGTATCAGGAAGCACTGGAGGCGATGCGCCGAGGCGACACCGACCCGATGCAGACCTACCACAACACGGTGCTAGGGATCCCGTGGGAGGACAGCATCGCCGGCAAGCTCACCTGCGATGGCCTGGCCGAGCGGCGCAAGAACATCGAGGCCGGCAACGGCTACCCGATGGGCACCGTGCCCAATGGCGTCCTGATGGTAACAATCGGGGTTGACGTGCAGGGCGGCGGCGGGTCGGTTGATGAGCGGGTGGTGGTGACGGTGTGGGGCTGGGGCCGCGGCGAGGAAGGCTGGCACCTAGGCCACTGGGAGATCGACGGCGACCCGCAGCAGAAGGAAACGTTGCAGCAGTTGGAGCAGATCGCGGCGACGAAATGGCGGCGGGAAGACGGGGCTGAAGTGCCGCTGGCGATGGGCGCGATCGATGAAGGCGGCCACTCGACCCAAGAGATCAGGGACTGGTGCCGAAAGCAGGGCGGCCTATGGGTGCCGGTGCGTGGTGATGGCGCCAAGGGCAAGCCGCTGGTGGGCCGTGGCTCGCCGGTGGACATCAACCGGAAGAATCAGGCGGTGCAGAAAAAAGGCCTGTTGCTGTATCGGGTGGGGTACGAAACGAGCGTCTCGCACCTACAGGGCCGGTTGCGGAATGAGATCCCCGGTCCTGGGTATCTTCACCTGGGCGAGGCGTCTACAGATCAGTTCCTGGCGGAGTTGTTCCCGTGGAAACGGATGCCGAAGAAGGGCAGCCATGGCCGCGAATATCACTGGGACTGCCCGACCGGAATGCGCGATGAGGCGGGCGACTGCACACGGTACGCCTACGCCGCACTGCAGCTGGTGAGCCGCCGCTACAACCGGGCGACGATGTGGGACCAGTTGGCGGCACAACTGGCGGCCTCCGTAGCCTCTAAGGGAGAGCCCGCGCCGCGCCGGGCCCGATCCTTCAGCGTGATATGACCCAGCCGGCCGAGCTCTACCAAGGCGATCTAACCAGCTGGATCGAATCCCGCATCGCCCCAGACGCCACCGCCGTGACCGTGTGGCTGCGCGCTGCAGCAGCTGGCGCCGGTATCGAGGCAGTGGCCACCGACACTGACGACGGCTGGAAGGTGGAGCTGAGCGCCGCCACTACGGCCACCATGGCAGCCGGCAGCTGGGAGCTGCAGATTGTCAGCACCGTCAACGGCGCCCCGCTCACTACTGGCCGCGGCAGCCTGACCGTCCGCAAGAGCCTGGCCTTCAGTGGCACCCCGGGCGCGTTCGATGATCGCAGCCAGGCGCAAAAGGATCTAGAGGCCGTTGAAGAGGCGATCCGCGCCCTGGCCACGGGTGCGGTTGAGTATCAGATCGGCTCTTTAGGTTCCGGCGGCAGGAAAGTTCGCCGGGTGGACCTGCCGGATCTGATCATGTGGCGCGACCGCCTCAAGGCCGAGGTCGCCCGTGAGAAGCGCGCCGAGATGATCGCGCAGGGCCTCGGCGATCCGCGCCGGCTTTATGTGCGGTTTCAGGGGGTGAGCTGATGGGTGTTCGATCTTGGCTGCAGCGGCAGATCCTGACCACTCGCCACGGCCGACAGCAGGGCCAGCGGATGTTCGAGGGTGCCAGGCGCAACCGGCTGCTCCACGACCTGGTGGCGCCGACCACCTCCGCTGATGCCGAGCTGCGCGTCAGCCTGGCGGTGCTGCGCGACCGCTGCCATCAGCTGGTCAGGGACAACCCCTATGCCCGCCAGGCCAAGCGGACCACGCAAATCAACGTGGTGGGGCCTCGCGGGATCCAGATGCAGGGGCAGATCATGAAGGCCAACGGCACGGAAAAGGACGTGCGCCGCAACCGGCTGCTGGGGGAAGCATGGCGCCGCTGGTGCCGGCCGGATACCTGCGACGTGGCGGGCCGGCTGTCGTTCCACGGCTTCGAGATGATGGCTGCCGGCAGCCTGCCGGAGTCGGGCGAATGCCTGATCAGGATCGTGCGGCAGCCGATGGGGCAGGGCCGCACCCCGCTGGCGCTGGAGCTGATCGAGGCGCACCAGCTCGATGAGGACAAGAGCGGGGTATCAGATCGCGCTGGCCACGAATGGCGGCTAGGCGTTGAGATCAACCAATGGGGCAGGCCCACCCGGTACGCCATCCTGACCCGCCACCCTGGTGATGTGGAGCTGGGCCTGAACCGTCGTGGCGTAGAGCGGAAGCACGTCCTGGTGCCGGCGGCGGACATGATCCATGTGTTCATGCCGGAGCGGATCGGGCAGAACCGTGGCGTGCCGTGGTTGGCGTCGGTGATCACAACTGTCCATGGGCTTTCTGAATACGAAAAGGCTCACCTGGTACGGAAGCGCGTCCAGGCGGCATCGCTGGGGTGGATTCAGACGCCCGATGCCGGGCTGACCGGTGATGCGGTGGAGGATGGCAAACGGCTATTCAACACTGAGCCCGGCGCCTACAACATCCTTGAGCCCGGCGAGGTTCCGGTACCGCCGAACTTCGGACCTGACGACGGCCAGTACAGTCATGTAGTAAAGAACCTGACGAGGCGGTTTGCGGCTGGGTTCGGGTGTAGTTACGCGACCATTAGCAAGGATTTCGGCGACACGAACTACAGCAGCATGCGCACCAGCGTGCTGGAGGATCGCGACCACTGGCGGGTGGTGCAAAGCGCGATCATTGAGGTGTTCCACCAGCGCGTATTTGAAGAGTGGCTACG